TTCTAATCATTGTGGGTATTTGCTCTTGAATCTCTGGAATATGCGAGAACTCCTCATTAACCCAATGGCGACCATCATTTGATACATGCGTCATTTGTGGGTGCAAGGGATCAAAAGCAATTTCTTTAGCCTTCTCATACCCACCCAACTGTTCAATTAGATTCACAACACCTCTCCCAAACTCTTCACCACGCCATACTGATCAAACTTTGCGATATATGATGACAGCATGTGGTAATACAGATCCGCATCATTACCAACCTCAAGAATCACACCAGTACCATTGCTCACGCGCTGTCTTAAGGTTGCTTCCAGCTTGCGAACAAAGTCACTGTGCAAGTGATGTGACTCACTCGCGATGTTGTATAAAGATCCGGTCTGACCTACATCCAAAACCAAATTGAAAGGCTTCTCTTTATACAGCTGATCAATGATGAAGTTGGCCACAGCAATGTTTGTTTGTTGAATTTCAGTCATTGGCTGGATCCTTATGTTCAGTGCGAATATCAACACCACAAAAAGGGCAGTGATTCAAAACCACACGGTTTTTCTTAAATCGACCTGCAACAATTTGAAGTCGGGCAGAATTTATTTCACGATGACTCATGCGCTGTGCTTGAATATCACCATATTCATTGCGAGTGACTTCACTTAAGGCATCGCACATATTTAGCCAGTTCCCTGTATTTACGCATTTATCGGTCATTGGCTGGCTCCTGTGCTTCGATCATCTTTTGCCAAATCTTGCGAATTTCTTCGTCGATGTTGTGCTTGCCAATTCCTGTAGCCACAACAGCCAATCCACTAATTATCATTTCCTCATTAGGTTCTTTCAGTACCAAAACAAACCCTTCCGGCACCGCTTGGGCTTCCTTACCATCCAAGTGCAACATACCAATACACGCGCACCAAGTCGTCCACTGGTCGTTAATGCTCTCAACACCATCTCCGGTGTATAGCTTTTTATCTTCATCAAAGCCAAACAGTTTTGCTTTTGGGTGCATCCCTTCAAAATCACCGCGTCTTAAATCAATATTCTGAATATCCATCCCACCACCTTCTTTAATTTTCATGCTGCTTTCACTCCCTTACTACGCTCAGCCATAAGCTTTGC